CTCTTGGTGCGGTGTAAAGTGGAATATTTATTTCCGAAAATTTGCTTTCTTTAGACTGAAGTGATTTTCCGTTATCCACATCTATAATCATCCATGCAACAGGCTTCATTTTTCACTCGCTTTCTTAAATGCTTCTTTCCAACGGATTAACTGTTCTTTCTTCCACTCGTCACGAAGTTCATAGTTAAACCGCAATACGCCTTCATCTGTTTCGCAGTAGTAATCAAACGCTTTATTGAGTTCCTCATCACTTAACTCTTTTATTTGTGGTGTGGTGTCAAATACTTGCTTTCCATCTAATACATAAGTTTTCGGTGTATTTAGCTGTTTCTCCAACTCCGCTATGCGGTCTGCTTGTTGGCGAAGCATATTGGCAATATCAGTAGCAACATTTTTAGGTTCGCCACTTGACCAATCTGCTGGTATTTCATAAGCCAATCCTTCGGCTTGTTCTGCTAATTCGTATGCGTTCATTCTTCAGCATCCTCGTTAATTGCTCTAGCGACCAATCGATTGACCTTATCAGCAATAGCGACATCAAGATCAGCCATGACTGTATCGTAGCCATAATCCCCGATTAAATCGACCATATCCATCAAAATGAAATGGTATCGTGCTTCTTCGTTGTGCGACATCATAAGTAATTCCTCCTATTGATACGACAATACATCAAATAACCAATAAATACAACGACATAAAAACAACATATTGCTATTGACAAAATCATAAATCTATGCTACCCTCATCTATATAGATAACTTCATAGTGATACGATGTATATAACAATGGTAATTATTACTATGTATATAACATTAGCAATATACATCATAGATCTTCATTGTCTGTATAGCCTGTATAGTCCTCGTATTCGTTGAATAAATCATCCATACTAGGCATATCAGCCTCGTGCAGTAAATCCTTTCTATCAATCGTCGGAATCAATACATCCAGCCCTGTATAGCAATCTTGACACATATCCAAGTATTGACCATCTAAGGTTTTTCGTGTTGATTCGTAATCGTTTAATAACTTATCGCATATTGTGCAATGCATAAAACCCTTTCTATTCGATTAAAACATAGTAGATGACATCTAGGTATTAACTACCCTGAGAAAACCCCGTATAAGACCGTTTAAGAGGTTTTAGAGGTATTCCCAAGTATAACAGGCAATCACGCCTACCAAGTGATAGAAAACATAGACAGAAATCAAAGCCGTAAAAGCGTAAAATAGTAGTGTTTTCATAGTGGTGAACAGTTTATGTATTTTCCATCGTTGCAAATAAAACAGACTGATGATCCGTTTGGTGTGTCGATAATGACACTCCGACAGGCATAGGCATAGCTAGACAGTCCTAGAATAGTCAATAAAACCAATAGTTTACGCATTTTCTAAATCCTCTGATAGTAAGTTAGTAAGATATTCATAGATAGTATCCATCTCTTCATCAGACAGATCTAATTCATGTCCAATAACATGGCGATAGTCTTTCTCTAGTGCTACTCTTGCAATTTCTTCAATAACTATTTGAAATTGATTAGTTTTCATAAGTATTAATCCTTTCTTGTTCCTGTTCCATCATCATATAAAAATCTTGATACCAAATCTCAAACTCGTGAGCGTCGTATTGTTCCCTGAATGTAGGGTCATCTAGTCGCATTTGGTGAAACTCAAAGTAATAATCAAACTTGCTCATATTCGGACTCCCTTAACTGTTGTAATTCATGTTCAAAGCAAATATAGTCGTTATCCACATCACAGGCAGCACAATCGTGTAAAGGCTTAAAATCTAATCCTTTAGCATAGAATTTCTCTATTCGATCACGATGAATTGATAGCCATGTGTTTGAGTCTAATTCTTCTTCCCAGATCTCGTATTGTGTTTCGTATCTACTCATGATTGTAAGCCTCTCTCGCATTGTGAATGTTAAGCCATAAATTAAATAGTTCCCCATCAGATAATCGCCACAAATGATGCTGATATTGTGGGTCTGTTTTGCCATCTAAGTAACCTAAATCGTGCCAAATCTGGTATTGCAATTCTGATCTAGTCATCTTGTTTAACTCCTACGATACATAAATAAGCCCCTTTAGAATCCGGATCAATACCAAAATCTGAGCATATATCGTTCCAATCATGCGGGACTATTTCAGGATTAATGTAAATCCATCCACCTTTAGGTAGAACTGTATAGCCATTCTGTAATACTTCATCTTTAGTAATCATAATTAAACCCTTTCAGATCGTTAATAATGCTTTTCTAGTCTCTGATTCAGTCCTAAACCATTCGACATGACTAGGAAAATCATCATCTTCATCATAGACATAAATACCATGTATGAATCCGTTATTATCATCGCCATAAAATGTATCTAATTCTTCATCATGCCAATTTACATATTTTGCTGTGCTAATCATATTAAATCCTTTCATTTAATAACTAAATAAGAATGACCTTCGTCTAATACATCGTTTTCCTCGCCTGATTCCCAAATTGCCGAGATCGGTAAGTATTCATTATCCCATTGGAGAAAGACTAAGGCGGTATCGTTTAGCCTATCTTCGGGGATTCGGCTAAGGTTTTCTAATAATTGTTTATAAGTCATAATACCCCCGTTGCAGTTAAGTGCCAGACAATCTGAGCAAACACGAATAAGACTACTCCTAAAATTACCATGTGCCAATTTTTTAATTTCATTATTTAACCTCAAATGTAATTACATCACCATCGAACGGAATTGTCTCACCATTGACCGAGACAAACCAACTGTGATCCTTCTGGAATACACCAAAGGACGAGTTGCAATAAGTGTTAGAAAACTGATTCATGCGAAGTTTAGTAGTGCGAGACTTCCAACCTCCTGTTTTTAATGTGATGATGTTGCCGAATTGACTAGCTACTGAAGTGCCACGATAAACGCCAACTAATGCGCCATCACGATCACGATAAGTAGTAGTTTCTACACCTCTGAAAACTTGAGTCTGTGCCATTTGTAATTCCTCCAAAGTTAGGATACTGCATTGACTAAGACTATCTCTCGACAGTTTCGGCTATTCAAGCCTCATCAGTTAGCCTGGTGTGTATCATAATACTTTTTGATATTTAATTTGCGTAAATGCTCTACTGCCTCATACATTGTTTGAAATGGTTTACGACCTAATCCGACTGTGCCTGTGTCATTGTTGCGGATAGTGTATCCCGTCACTTCAATAGACCAATTTAACTTATCTGTGTCGTTTGTGTATGGCACAGACCCGTAAATCGAGGCAGTTTCTCCTGTCTTATTGTTTACCCATTTTTTAGACTCTACTATTTCGTATTTCATAATTAACCTTTCAAGTGTTTAAGTGTTTACAGACTATCCCTATCGCTAACGATACGCAATAGGGACAAACCCTAAGTTATGCTACAAATTCAGGATGATTAACAAGGTTTAATTCTTGTGCCAATGTCATCAACTCTTGTTGATCTTTTGCTCTCATCGCTGACCTTACCAATGCTGACAGACTGCGAGCTGCTGTATCGGTCATCCCGTTAGCGATGTAAGCGTTAATCATGTTTACTTGTTTGTTTTGAAACTTAGTCATTTTATCTACTCCGTTTGGTTTGTTAATCAATCACTACTATGACTCTATTATGATCCTATTGTGTCGCTAATGGAATAGGTATTAACCCTATGTTTTTATTGTATTTATCAATCAAGATCCAATGCCGATAGCTTAGGTCTATCAGCCTGGACTGTTGTATTTTTACAACACTGTATAGTTATCCAGTATAGGTGCTTTATTGCCCTATATACTCGCTCTATCGCCTTCGCAGTTATCAATAGCTTTACACTATATCGATGTATGCGAATATTTGTATTGATCGATATAGTTGTTGTATAAAAACAACACCGGGGGAGGGGTTAACGGTGATGTGTGATGTTGTCGGAGCCGCTACTGTATACAAAAAAGTAAAAAGCAAGCATACAAAATAGTAAAAATAAAGTATATTGCACTGCAATGTAAGTCATTGATAACTAAGTATATTTATACGGAGCATAGACTATAAAGAAATGGAGGCAGAATCGGCGCACACGAAGTGGTCGCTAGCGGAGGGTAAGCGGAGACCTATCAAGCCGATGGAGTCCCGCACCGGAGGGACAACATAGTGTCTCTAAAGCCTTTAAAGTGACGATATTAGACACTGTGTTACCAATTATGTAACTTACTGTAGAATAAAAAAGTAACAAAGTACTTGACAAAAGTGAAAAAGTATGATATAGTTCGCACTATATAGAACTATGACGATTCGTTAGGGATGATTCGTTAGCGATATAGGATGATTAATATACTTCTTCTATAGAACCCTCTCCTATAGCGAAAAGCCCTATATAGTAGCAAAAGCTACATTTTAACAGTCTTCCCATTAAGGATAAAAGACAATGTCTGATTCTGTCGAAATAACTACCGCTGTCGTAGAGGTCAAAAAGGAAAGACCTAAATTACAGCGTCGTAAAGTAGGTCGTCCGCTAAAGAAGGACATTGAGGCGAAGAAGAAGGGTAACCGTGGAAAAGTCGGTAGACCCGCCGGAGACGCAGCAAGAATCAATGAGTTCAAAGCTCGCTTGCTTGGAACCTCCGGAGATAAGATTATTGAGACGCTGATTCATAAAGCGTTGGATGTAAATGATAAGGACAACATGGCGGCACTAAAGCTGTGTGTCGATAGATTATTACCCCTGTCGGTATTCGATACCGCTAAGAACGGTGGAACAACGCCCCAGATCAGTATCAACATCACTGGGCTGACTAACCCCACTGTAGATGCTGGTGTCGTTGACATGGTAGAGGACGACAGTGACGAGTCTTAACTTTCAGCTGCTAAAGTGGCAGCAAGAGGTCTTCAAAGACAAGACTCGCTTCAAAGTGATCGCTGCTGGTCGTCGCTGCGGTAAAAGCCGTTTAGCAACGATGATGCTGATCATCAAAGCATTAGAAGCACCGGAAGGGTCGGCAGTGCTGTATGTGTCGCCAACGCTAGGGCAGTCCAGACAGATTATCTGGGACAGTCTCCTAGAGATTGGTAAGCCGGTGATTAAGTCGGCACACATTAACAATCTGGACATCACGCTGATTAATGGTCGTAAGATTCATGTCCGTGGTGCAGATAACAGTGATACCCTTCGTGGTCTTAGTTTGTATTACGCAGTCCTTGACGAGTGTGCGTTTATTAAGCAGGACACTTGGGAGAAGATTATCCGAGCATCGCTCTCGGACCGTAAAGGTGAAGCGATGTTCATTTCGACTCCGTCAGGGCGGAATTGGTTTTATGAGATGTACAAGCTAGGTTTTGAAGGAGAAGATCCTGAATGGAAGGCTTGGCACTTTACCACTAAAGACAATGAGACGATTGATCCAAAAGAAGTGGATGCTGCTCGGAAGACGCTTTCGTCGTTTGCATTCAAGCAAGAATACGAGGCATCATTTGACAATGCGGGTCAGGAGATCTTCAAAGAGGAATGGCTTCGATATGGTGAAGACCCGCAGTTCGGCGACTATGTTATTGCGATCGACCTCGCTGGATTTGAGGATGTTGCTAAAAATGCGGGCGCTTCAAAGAAACGCTTAGACGAATCCGCAATAGCAATTGTCAAAATAGAAGACAACGGCGATTGGTTTGTAGAAAAGATTATCCACGGTCGTTGGGATATTAAAGAGACCGCTGGGAAGATTTTAAGGGCGGTACAGGAGTACCAGCCTATCGGAGTAGGGATTGAGCGTGGAGCGCTAAAGAACGCTGTAGCACCCTATCTAAATGATTTGATGCGGAAGTACAATGTTTACTTCCACATCACAGATTTGACGCACGGCAACAAAAAGAAAACGGAACGGATTGCGTGGGCGTTACAGGGACGATTCGAGCATGGAAGAATCACCCTAAACAAGGAAGAAGACTGGAGAGAGTTAGTAGATCAGTTACTCCTCTTCCCAACCGCTAATGTGCATGACGACTTAGTCGACGCATTGGCGTATGTAGATCAGTTAGCGGTATCCAACTATCAGCAGGATTACGAAGATGACGGATACGAGACTTTGGATGTAATTTCTGGTTACTAAGGAAAATCATGGCAGAATTTCAAAACGACGAACTTGGACAAAACGAGTTTTATCAACCGACTGAATCCGATAAAGAAATCGTCAACTTCGTTGTAGGTCACTGCGATCGTTGGCGTGATCATCGAGATACTAACTATTTAGAGGACTGGAAAGAGTATGAAAGAATATTCAGAGGTAAGTGGGCTGCAGAAGACCGTACTAGAGAATCTGAGCGCAGCCGTATTATCTCCCCAGCGACTCAGCAAGCTGTGGAAACAAGACACGCAGAAATTTGCGAAGCCATATTCGGAAATGGCGAATGGTTTGACATCCGTGATGATGTGGCAGACCAGAATCTTATCGATGTTGAGCAACTTAAACTCCAGCTCAAAGAAGACTTAGAAAAAGAAAACATTAGAAAGGCTATCACTCAGGTTGAGTTGTTAGCTGAAATCTACGGTACTGGTATCGGTGAGTTAACCGTTACCAAGAAGACTGAGATATATCCTCAGACTATGCCAATGCCTGATGGCACAGCAGCCTACGGAGTGATGGAGAAGGAATATACCTGCGTCAAGCTAAATCCCATCAATCCAAAGAACTTCCTCATTGATCCTAACGCTGTGAGCGTGGACGATGCGATGGGTGTCGCTATCGAGTCTTATGTCTCTATCCATCAGGTCGTATCGGGTATGGAAAAGGGTATCTACAAGAAAGTAGACATTCAGCCCTACGGTCAAGATGACGACTTAGAGCCTACGCAAGAGGATGTCCAGTTTAAGGACGATAAAGTATTACTTATGAAGTATTACGGTCTCGTTCCTCGTGAATACATTGAACAGTTGGAGAATAAAGAAGGTGAAGAAGTTGTCGATCTTTTTCCGGAGGATAGTACTGCGGATCAGTATAGCGACTTGGTCGAGGCGATTGTTGTTATTGCGAATGGCTCAACCCTCCTCAAAGCAGAAAAAACTCCGTACATGATGAAGGACCGTCCTGTCGTAGCATATCAGGACGATACCGTACCAAACCGTTTCTGGGGTCGTGGCACTGTCGAGAAAGCCTACAATATGCAAAAGGGTATCGATGCCCAGTTGCGTAGCCACCTAGATAGCCTAGCCCTCACAACCGCACCGATGATTGCGATGGATGCAACCCGTCTACCTCGTGGTGCGAAGTTTGAAGTTAAACCCGGTAAAGCCCTGCTTACCAACGGTAACCCAGCAGAGATTCTGTTTCCGTTTAAGTTCGGTACTACCGATCCCGGTAACTTGGCGATTAGCCAGAACTTTGAGCGTATGCTCTTACAGGCTACCGGCACTGTAGATGCTTCCGGTCAGCCAACGCAGTTTACCCGTGACGGCGCTGCTCAGTTCTCGATGTCGATCGCGGGGATCATCAAGAAGTACAAGCGGACGCTTACGAACTTCCAAGAAGACTTCCTCGTACCGTTGGTACAGAAGGCAGCATGGCGTTTCATGCAGTTTGACCCTGAGCGTTACCCAGCTGTGGATTACAAATTTATCCCAATGGCTACGCTTGGTATCATTGCCCGTGAATACGAACAACAACAGCTCATCGCCTTGCTACAGACTCTCGGTCCTGATACTCCAGTGTTGCCGATGATCCTCAAAGGTATTATCGCCAGCTCTAGCTTACCAAATCGTGCTGAGATGATCCAGCAGTTAGACGCTATGATGCAGCCTAACCCAGAGCAACAAGCCCTACAACAGGCTCAAATTCAGCTCCAAACGGCTACTGCAGAGGCTCAAATCGCTAAACTACAGTCCGAAGCCACTAGAAACAACGCTTCTGCTCAGAAAGATGTGATTGAAGCCCAATTAATGCCTGCAGAGACCCAAGCTAAGGTCATTTCTGGCTTGTCTCAAAACATTCGTGGTCAAAATACCGATGGCGAGTTCGAGCGTAGAGCCAAAATCGCTGAATTAGCCCTCAAAGAAGAGGATATTAAGAGCAACGAGCGTATCGCATCGCTACAAATGTTGCAGAAACAATCAAAAAGTGCTTGACTTTTTTCCTAAGTTGTGGTAGCATTAGGAAAGTGTTGTTACCAAGCAACACAGTTCCCATTTAAAGGAGAAAACTGTGGACAAAGCGCTCGAAAAATACTATGAGAACCGTTGGCATATGATGTCAACTGAGGGTTGGAAGCAATTTAACGAAGATGTGCAGGGAATATTCGATGCCGTCAATAAAGTCGCTCCAATCCAAAACGAATTAGATCTGTACTTTCGTAAAGGGCAATTAGACATCCTCCAATGGGTGCTAACTCTAAAGGAAAGCTCAGAACAGGCTTACGAGGCATTGCAACGAGACTCGTCGGGAGACGCTCAGGATGACTCGTAGGCTCTATGAATTCCTCTGTGAAGAGGATCACTTACAAGAACGGCTGGTTAGTTATGAGGTAGCCAGTATTCCTTGTGAGTTGTGCGGTAAAGACGCACATCGGCAGATCTCTGCACCTCGTATTAGTCTTGACCCTGTATCGGGAGACCATCCCCAAGCAACAGCAAGGTGGGCTAGACAGCGTGAAGAGAAACGCCTTCGTGAGCGTAAGCTCAATTCGTGACGAAGACAACCCGAATCGGACCTTTGTTATTTTATAAATCCTACAATCACTTTGTGACAGGAGCAATATATGGCTGCAAATTTTATTGAACAAGACGAACTGCAAGAAGAAAACTTTGAGCAGATAGATACACCAGCGGAACAACCTCAAGAGACACTTCAGCCTCAAGAGCCTCCAGCAGAAGAACCAAAGCAGGAAGTAATTCCTGATAAGTACAAAGGCAAGTCAATCGAAGACATCGTTAAGATGCACCAAGAAGCTGAAAAGCTCATTGGACGACAAGCACAAGAAGTACATGAGGTTCGTAGTCTAGCTGATCAGTTACTCAAGCAACAACTCGACTCTAAGCAAAATAGCAAGCCAGCTGAAACAGTTCCAGAAGAAGATTTCTTCGCTGACCCGAAGCAAGCCGTCTTAAAAACTGTAGACCAGCATCCAGCAGTACTTGAAGCTAAACAAGCAGCTCTCGAACTAAAGAGAATGCAAACTGCACAGAAACTGCAGTCTAAGCATCCGGACTTTATGGAAATAGCGCAAAACGCAGACTTCCATGAGTGGGTCAAAGCAAGCCCAATTCGTGTAGACTTGTTTACCAAAGCTGACGCTGAATTTGACTTTAACTCTGCCGATGAACTATTGAGTACCTACAAGGCAATCAAATCAGTTCAATCGAATGAGAAACAAGTACAAACAGCAGCAACACAAGCTAAAGCTCAAGAAACTGCCTTGAAAGCTGCAGCAGTAGATACAGGCGGTACAGGAGAAGCTAGTAGAAAGATTTATCGAAGAGCTGACCTTATCAAACTGAGAATGACAGATCCTGATCGTTACATGGCATTACAAGACGAAATTCTTGCTGCTTATAACGAAGGACGAGTCCGTTAAATTATTAATTTAGGAGATTTATAAAATGGCAACAGCAGCATATCCAGGTGGTAGTTCATCTATCGTCAACAAAACCAATGCAGACAAGTTTATTCCAGAGATTTGGAGTGACGAAGTTGTAGCTGCATACAAAAAGAACCTCGTATTGGCTAACTTGGTTAACAAGATGTCTATGCGTGGTAAGAAGGGTGACACTCTTCATATTCCTAAACCAACTCGTGGCACTGCAACCGCTAAGGCTGCAAACACCACCGTTACCATTCAAGCTGACACCGAGACCGAAGTATTAGTTTCGATCGACCAGCACTTCGAGTACTCACGCTTCATCGAGGACATCGTCGAAGTTCAGGCTTTGGCTTCACTCCGTCGTTTCTACACGGATGACGCTGGTTATGCTTTGGCTAAGAAAGTTGACGACACCTTGTTTAACTTGGGTCAAACTTTCGGTAACGGCACAAACGACTGGACACACAGCAACAGTTATTACATCGACGCTTCTACCGGTTTAACTGCTTACGCAGAAGACACCGTAGTTCCTGCCGATGTGTTCACTGACGCTGGTTTCCGTGCGTTGATCAAGTTGATGGACGATGCTGACACCCCAATGGACAATCGTTTCTTTGCGATTCCTCCATCACTCCGTGCAGCTATCATGGGCATCGACCGTTACAACAGCTCTGATTTCGTTGATGGTCGTGGTGTTCAGAACGGTCAAATCGGTACGCTCTATGGTATCGACATTTTCGTAACCAGCAATGCTCCTGTCATCGAAACTGATGCTCAGAACACAGCAACCGCTGGTGGCGACATCAAAGCAGCTATTTTGGCTCATCGTGATACGATGGTTCTAGCTGAGCAACTCGGTGTTCGTTCGCAGACCCAGTACAAGCAAGAGTATCTCTCTACGCTGTACACTGCTGACACACTCTACGGTGTTAAGACCTTGCGTCCTGAGACCGGTTTTGTTCTCGCAGTAAACGCCTAATATTGGCTTCAAGACTCTCCGGCTTCGGCTGGGGAGTTTTGTTTAAGTGCATTCGCTGAGTGTATTTAAACAAATAAGGAGATAAATTTTGGCTATTTATCGTGGTCCCGGTGGTCCGGGCGATGCAGTTAACGACGCATCCAGTGAAGTACTCTTAGCCCTTGCTGCTAAAGACGCAGCCATTGCTGCTCAGACTGCTGCAGAGATTGCTCAAGCTGCTGCTGAGGCTGCACAGGCTGCTGCAGAACTTGCAGAAACTAATGCAGAGACTGCAGAGACAAACGCTGAAACCGCAGAGACCAATGCAGAAACTGCAGAGACTAACGCAGAAACTGCTGCGACTAACGCTGCATCATCGGCATCGGCTGCTTCATCGTCCGCTTCTGCTGCAAGCACATCAGCAACTAACGCTGCTTCGTCTGCGTCTGCAGCTAGTACTTCTGCAAGTAATGCAGCTACTTCAGCAACCAATGCTGCCAATTCTGCTTCAGCAGCTTCTACTTCCGCTACCAATGCTTCTAACTCAGCATCCGCTGCAGCTACTTCTGCAACTAACGCAAGTAACAGTGCATCCGCTGCAGCTACTTCTGCAACTAACGCAGCAAACTCTGCGACTGCAGCTCAGACTGCTAAGACTGCAGCAGAACTCGCTGAAACCAATGCTGAATTAGCAGAGACCAATGCGGAGACTGCAGAGACTAACGCTGCTGCTTCCGCTAGTGCTGCTGCTACCTCTGCCAGCAACGCTGCTTCCTCAGCTTCTGCAGCGTCTACTTCAGCATCTAACGCAGCTACTTCTGCTACGAATGCAAGCAACAGTGCTTCGGCAGCGTCTACTTCAGCGACTAACGCTAGTAACTCAGCTAGTGCTGCTGCTACATCGGCTACGAATGCCAGTAACTCAGCAACCGCTGCTGCAACTTCAGCGACTAACGCTGCAGCCTCTGCTACATTAGCTGCTAGTTATACTCCTTCTCAGACTGGTAATGCAGGAAAGTTCTTAACCACTGATGGTACTAATACATCGTGGGGTACTGTCTCAGGTTCTATCTCTGTAACTGGTGGTGATCTAACGATGTCAGGAAGTACTGGCACTGCAATCACTAACGCAACTCTTGCTACGGTAAATACCAACACTGGTTCATTCGGTAGTTCTACAAATATTCCAGTCATTACTGTAAACGGTAAAGGATTAATTACTGCAGTAAGTACTGCTTCAGTTCAAGGCGGTGCAGCATTAAGTAATGATACTACGACTGCTAGTGACTTATTTCCAATGTTTGCTTCTGCAACATCAGGAACTCCTACAACTGTATTTACCAGTAACGCTAAGTTACTTTACAGACCAAGCACAGGAGAACTAAAGGCTTCTCAGCTTGTAGCTACTAACGGCATCGTAGTAAACAATATGACAATCGGAGCAAACTATACAATTCCTAGCGGTTATTCTGCTAGTTCTGTTGGAGCAGTAACAATCTCTAGCGGAGTTACTGTAACAGTTCCTACTGGTAGTCGCTGGGTTGTACTATAAAGGATACACATGAGTTCTCTTATCACCAAAGGTAATGCTGCTGGAACAGGCTCAGTAACATTAGAAAGCCCAAATACCAATAGCGACTTTACTATTTCGTTACCAGCCGTTACTGGAACAGCGATGGTTAGCGGTAATATGCCAGCGTTTAGTGCTTATGGCTCTACAAACCAAGGATTTACTAGCGGTGTAGTTACAAAAATTACATTAGATACAGAAGTTTTTGATACAAACAGCAATTTTGCATCTAGTCGTTTTACACCAACTGTAGCTGGTTATTATCAAATAAATGGTAAAGCACGCATTACTGGAACTGGAATAGCTAATGGAAGTGTTGCGTTACATAAAAACGGATCTCAATTAATTATTGGTAGCTTTACAATATCAGGGCTTGTTTTTTCTGTGGTTTCTACTGTTGTTTATTTAAATGGTTCATCTGACTATATTGAATTGTTTGGTTATGCAGAAACATCCTCAGGCGGACCGACATTCCAAGCTATTGCGATTGGAAATAATTGTGAAATGAGTGGTTGTTTAGTGAGGGCAGCATGACACTACCTGAGAAAATTAAAACAATTTACCCTGAACTTACTAATATGGATTTTTCTCCATTTGGAACAATTATTTTACAAAACGATTCAGACGGCAAAGGCGACTACATTGCTAAGTGGGAACACCCAACCCTACCCCGCCCAACACAAGAACAACTTGACGGAATTCAATAATGACCTACGGCACAGTTCAAGCAAACGCAATACAAGGCTCTATCAATACCTTTAGCCCTAATTCTGCTGTATTTCGCAATAGAATCATAAATGGCGGGATGGTGATTGACCAGCGTAATGCTGGTGCTAGTGTTAATCCTACAAGCGGTACAGACACATACACATTAGATAGATTTTCAGCGTATGTAAGTCAAGCCAATAGATTAACAGTTCAACAAGATGCTGGTGCAGTTACCCCGCCCGTGGGATTTACAGATTATCTTGGAGTTACATCTTCTTCAGCATATTCAATTACTTCATCGGATTGGTTTACGATTGGACAAAGAATTGAAGGTTTTAATTGTGCTGACTTAATGTGGGGAACTGCTAACGCTCGGACTGTTACATTATCGTTTTGGGTGCGTAGTTCATTAACTGGCACTTTTGGCGGGTCTTTTAGAAACGGTGCTGGTAATAGGTCTTATCCATTTACTTATACAATTTCTTCCGCTAATACTTGGGAATACAAAACAATAACCGTTGCTGGCGATACAAGTGGAACATGGGCTGTAAATAACACAACTGGGATAACTATATTTTGGGGTCTTGGTGTTGGTTCTAGTAATAGCGGAACTGCGGGTGCGTGGGCTGGCTCAAGTTTCGGTTCAGCCACAGGAGCAACATCCGTAGTCGGCACAAACGGAGCAACTTTCTATCTGACTGGGGTGCAATTAGAGGTAGGCACTACAGCTACTAGCTTTGATTACAGACCTTATGGAACTGAATTGGCTTTGTGTCAGAGGTATTTTAATGTTGTAGGTAAAAGTGCTGCTGGGCAACCAATTTGCACAGCCACATATTATTCTGCTACTTCTGTTTTTGGTGTTTACAATTTTCCAGTTGAAATGAGAACATCACCGACCATTTCAGTAGTAACAGGAACTGATTACTATGCCGCAGTAAGAAATGGCGGGCAAGACAATTTAAATTCTTTCTTTTTAAATGAAGCATCGCCTAAAGCAGTTACTTTTGGAAATAATAGCGAAGCAACTGGAACTTCAGGGCATGGTGCTTGGTTAGTAACTAACAATGCAAGTTCTTTTTTAGCTTTGCAATCGGAGTTATAAATCATGTATAAACTTTGCAAAAATATGTTAGGCAATGTAAATTCTGTAAACCATCAAATAGGGAATATGCTTTATAGCATCCCATTCGACCCAGCTAACACCGACTACCAAACCTTCAAAAAAGAAGTCTTAGCTGGTGCAGAACTTCTCGATGCTGATGGGAATGTGATGACACAAGAACAAGCAAACGAATTTATTAAGGAGTTACCATGACCGCTATCATTAACGGAGATAGTCCGTCAATAACCTTTAGCGATAGCACTACTCAGGCTACATCCGCAGTCGTAAGCGGTAAAGTGCCTAAGTCTTTGCTGCCATCTGGTTCTGTGCTGCAAGTGGTTCAAGGAACATACGCAACAGCAAATACTACAACTTCAACTAGTTTTATTGACACAAATTTAAGCATTGCTATTACTCCAACAAGTTCAACAAGCAAAGTTTTGATTATGGCAATACATGGCGATGCTGGGGCTTCTTCAACTGCAAACGGCATGAAACTTATATTGGTGCGAAATTCATCTCCTATTGGTAGTAATTTTTCAACCAATGTTCCTTACCTTGGAACTGTTGGTGCTGGGTTTGCTATTATTTCATCGCAAACTATAGTTTATTTAGATTCACCAGCAACAACATCGTCTGTTACATATAAAACTCAATTTGCTAGTCAAACTGGTGGCGGGGTTACATTATTTAGAGATAACACACAAGGTGTAATAATTGCTATGGAGATTGCGGCATGAACCACGAAGCCATATACAAACTAAACCCATCCGTAGTTACTATTCGTGGCGATATTGCTTACGATGCAGATGGCAACGAAGTCGCATATGATAAAGCCGCAGTTCAGGCTTATGTAGATGCTCATGCTTATATTGCCAAAAGAGCCGCAGAATACCCACCCATCACAGATTACATTGATGGTGTAGTAAAGGGAGACCAAGCTCAGATTGATAAATATATCGCTGACTGCTTAGCAGTTAAGGCTAAATATCCTAAACAATAAGAGATAATCATGGCAGACATCGATCCAGTAGAATACGGCAAGTTAGTACAAGCTGTTGAGAACTTAGAATCTAAAGTAGGTGTAATGGAGTCCGACATCAAGAAGCTCGTGGCAATGGCTGAGAGATCTAAAGGTTCTTTGTGGGCTATCATGGGAGCTGCCTCAGTCTTTGGTGGTTTTATTACTTGGCTGGCTGAACTGGTGTTTAAGAAATGAGTAGACCACATTCCGTAGGTAAGAACCTAACTCCTAATACAGTAACAACAATGTTTACTGTGCCGACTAGAAACATTGCTAGATGGAGTTTGCTTTATGCTTACAACGGCACATCTACTGCAAAGAACTTCAGAGCGTGGTGGTACGATGCTTCTGAGAATGTAGAAATTGCCATTGTTTATGACTATCCGCTTACTGCTAAGTCATTCTTAAAGTTTGATGGCTCAGATGTAATCCTAGACGAAGGCGATGAGATCAGAGTATTTATTGAGTCTGGAGCTACTCAGCCGGGTTGTATCATCACAGTCGAACTAGAGCAACGCAGTACCGTACAACAGTTCTTATAGGAGTCTTAGATGCCACTCGCTAAAGGTAAGTCACAAAAGACAATTAGTAAGAATATATCGAAGTTAGTAAAAGAGGGTCGTCCTCAGAAGCAAGCTGTAGCGATTGCTCTGCAAACCGCTAAAGTTCCTAAACCCAAGAAGAAAGGAAAGTAATATGCCAATGGTAAAAGACAAGAAGTTCCCCTATACTGCTAAAGGTAAGAAGGAAGCTAAGCAGTATGCTCAGAAGACTGGCACTAAGATGACTTCTAAGCCAGCTAAGAAGACGGGTGCTAAGCGTGGCTACTAAGTCCGGCTTATATGCCAATATTGCCGCTAAACGCCGTCGGATCGCCGCAGGATCAGGCGAGAAGATGCGTAAGCCCGGCACTAAAGGCGCGCCGTCGGCTAAAGACTTCAGAGATGCCGCTAAAACGGCTAAAAAGAGGAAATAATGGTTAAGAAGGTATACCAAAACCCTGAAGGCGGTTTAAACGCCAAAGGAAGGGCTTATTTCAAACGAACTGAAGGAGCTAACCTCAAACCTCCAGTTTCTGTAAAAGAGGCTCAAAAGTCCCCTAAAGCCGCTAAAAGGCGTAAGAGCTTCTGTGCAAGGATGAGTGGTGTTCCCGGTCCTATGAAGGATAGCAAAGGTAGACCTACCCGCAAAGCACTGGCTTTGAAGAAGTGGGACTGCAATTAGTAAGATTTTACTTGACAAAATAGTCAAAATATGATAGGATAACGCATGGCTTCGTATAATTATATCCAACTCGTTAATGATGTCCTAATCCGCTTGCGTGAGCCAGAGGCTAGTTCTGTCTCGGACACCGCTTATGTAAAGCTCATTGCTCGGTTTGTTAATGACTCTAAGCGGATGGTTGAGGACTCATACAACTGGAATGCTTTAACTGAGACGCTATCGGCAACGACAACAGCCGATGTATTTAACTATGTCCTTGTTGGTTCAGGACAACGCTTTCGTGTTATCGATGTTCTAAACGATACCGATAACTTCTTTGTTGAAAATACTCCTACTGTGTGGATGGATCAGCAATTCTTGTTGACAACTCCGCAAAGGGGCAGTCCTAAGTATTATAATTTCAACGGAACAAACAGCGACGGTGATACTCAAGTAGACTTGTTTCCTATTCCTAATGGAACTTATAACTTACGGTTTAACATCATTAAACCACAAGAGCCATTAGTTAATAACGCTGATATTCTGTTAGTTCCACATGAGCCAGTCATCTTAGGCGCATTGGCTAGAGCACAAGCTGAGCGTGGCGAAGATAATGGGGTTCAATCTGGAGAAACATATTCTTTATACAGACAATCTTTAGCAGATGCTATTGCACTTGAAAGTGGTAGATATATTGAGGAAGGTGTTTGGATTTCTGTATGAAAATCTGTTCCAAGTGTAAAATTGCTAAACCGTTTAGCGAATTTGGTAAAGATAAAAAGATGAAGAATGGAATTAGGTATTGTTGTAAGAAATGCAATAATGCGGCTTCTGTTCAATGGTCTAAGGATAACAGAGAAAAACGATTATTGTCTAAACAAACTTATGTATTAAATAATCCTGAAAAGAATGCAGAAGCTAAAGCAAAATATCGTCGCAAGAATAAACAAGTATTAGCTATTAAAAACGCATTGTATAGACAAACATACCCAGAAAAGAATACTATGCACGGAGCAACCAGACGAGCAAAAAAGTTACAAGCAACTCCAGCTTGGTTGTCTCGTGAACAACGATTAGAAATTGTAGATTTTTACAAAATGGCAAAACAGTTAGAAACTGTATTTCCGTGGAAACAACATGTTGATCATATTGTTCCGTTAAATAATTCAGAAGTTTGCGGACTTCATGTACCTTGGAATTTGCAGATTTTGTCTGTTCAGGCTAACCTTGAAAAAGGTAATAAACATTATGGCTAGTCAATTACAGACAGCATCGATTGCTGCTCCCGGCTTCTTCGGATTAAACACACAAGAGTCAAGTATTACTCTGTCTTCTGGCTTTGCATTAAAAGCTCAGAACTGTGTCATTGACCGTTACGGTCGTATTGGCGCAAGACGAGGATGGACTCCTGTTAACACATCAATCAACACGGATTTAGGCGCTGCCAATCCCGTAGAGTTTGTATTTGAAGTAGTTACTGGTGGCGGTACGGAAGTACTCAGCGCTGGTAATAATAGACTATTTGTCGGCTCTACGACAATGGTTACTAAGACAGTTCGTAACGCAACTAACAGCGGCAACGCTACTTATACCATCACAGCTAATAATTGGCAAGGAGCTGCCTTGTCTTACGGTGATGTAAGCGATTTCCAGCCTCATGTGTATTTAGCTCAGGCAGGGCATCCAATGTTATTGTGGCATGAGTTGCCTGTTTCTGGCGGAGCATTCGATGCTCATGATAGTGGAACATTTGGCTTTCAGCGAGTTGGCGATGATGCTAAACTACCAACCAACCACAACACCGCATCATTCATGCCAAGCTGGGTGTTATCTGCTTACGGTAGAATCTGGTGTGGCGGTATTAGCGGAGATACGCAGACTGTCTATTTCAGCGACTTACTAGCTGGCACAGATTTTAGGAATGGCTCTGCTGGTTATTTAAACCTACAAGAAGTTCTTCCTAACGGAGATCCTGTAGTAGCTGCTGCAGCACACAACGGATACATTATATTTTTTGGTCGTAGAAACACAGCTATCTATGCTAATCCTTTAGACACAGCATCGTTGACTTTGGTTGAAGTGTTAAGCAATGTTGGCTGTATTGCTCGTGACTCTGTACAGAGCATCGGCACTGATGTGCTATTCTTGTCTGACGCAGGAGTTCGGAGTTTACAGCGAGTAATTCAAGAGAAGTCGCTACCAATGCGAGACATCTCCAAGAATGTTCGTGACGAGTTAATGTCCGCTGTCGGCTCTGAAACAGACTTGACCAAGATCAAGAGTATTTACTATGAAAGAGATGCAATTTATCTCTTAACACTACCGACAACTCGGTTTGTGTACTGCTTTGATACTCGTGCTGCGCTTCAAGACGGATCAATGCGGGTCACGATTTGGGATAGTTTAGAACCTAAGGCTTTTGCAGTGACACAGGATAGAAATCTGTTAATTGGTAAACCCGGCTATATCGGTAAATACTTCGGACATTCCGACAATGGTTCAGTCTATCGTATGCAGTATTTTACTAATTACTTTGATTTTGATGCTGCAACCTCATTAAAAATTCTAAAAAAGATTGGCTGGGTCTTAATTGGTGGTACAAACCAGTCAGTTGCTGTTAAGTGGGGTTTTGATTACACAGAAGGCTATCAAGCTACTACTTATCGATTAGACACAGCAGTAGTATATGAATACAACATTGGGGAATACAATATTGCAGAATATAGTTCTGGTATTGTTTTAGATCGATTTAACATCAATGCTGGCGGTCAAGGAACTGTAATGCAGATAGGCATTGAAGCAGACATCAATGGTAATCCATTGTCGATACAAAAGATTGATATTGGAATTAAAACAGGCAAGACTTTAGTTTAAGGATATAACATGGCGAATTACACCAAGGCTACGAACTTCACTGCTAAAGATAGTCTACCATCAGGCAATGCTGGTAAGATTATTAAAGGTGCTGAGATTGATACCGAGTTTACTGCGATTGCGTCAGCTATTGCATCTAAGGCAGATTTAAATAGCCCTGCTTTAACGGGTACACCTACTGCACCTACTGCTCCTGCCACTACTAACACTACTCAGGTTGCAACTACTGCGTTTGTAAAGACAGAAATTACAGCCCTATCACTAGGTAATATGTCTACTCAAGCTAAGAGTGCGGTAGATATTACTGGTGGCACTATTGTAGGTATTACTGACTTAGCTGTTGCTGATGGAGGCACTGGTCGTTCGACATTAACAGCTAATGCTGTGTTAGTCGGTAACGGTACATCAGGTATTAATGCAGTTGCTCCGGGGACTTCTGGTAATTTTCTTAAATCTAATGGAACTGAATGGACTTCTGCGTCTTTAGGTCTTCAAGGTTTAGGCTTTGGCGGCGAGACTTGGCAAAATACAACAAGCTCTAGAGCTTTTAATCAAACTTATACAAATAACCGTTCATACCCTATTCAAGTAGCCCTGTCATTAAATCTACCAGCAGGCGGCGGCTACGATATTATTTGTAATGGTGTAGCAGTAGGCAGAGATGCAAACACCGCTAATGTCAGAACGAACTGTTCATTTATTGTTCCTCCGAATGGAACATATTCAGTTAATGGCACAGGGTCTATATTTTACTGGAATGAGCTTTATTAATGATTAAGATTCCTGTCATCATTAGACCGGATTATAAGTTTTATATTGAAGAACACGAAGGTCTCCCGTTTATGCACTGCGATGTGTATAACTGGAGTCCAGCAGTGTTTAAAGCATTAAAGAAAGATTGGAATAGTTTTACAGAGTTACACGGTGGTCCGTTGTTTTGCTGCAAAGAATACGAGACAACCGGTTATTTGAAGTTTATTGCAGCGTTAGGTTTTAAACTGTTTAAGAAAGTAATCAGTTTAAAAGGTAACATAGTCTACATTTATTATTGGAGCGACTAAAATGGGTGGAGTAGTAAGTGGAATTGTAGGCGGTATTGGTGGAGTTATCTCCGGCGGTGCTGCATCACGGGCAGCGTCATCTGCTGCAGCGGCACAGCGAGATGCTGCTAATCGTGCATCACAGATGGCGCAGTTTAGACCAGTCGGTATTACTACCGGATTTGGTTCTTCTCGCTTTAATGTTAACGATCTTGGTCAAGTAACTGAAGCTGGTTATACATTAACGCCTGAGTTGCAGGCAATTCGTGATCGTCTGTTAACCGGTGCCGGTCAATATGATCCTACACAGATTCAACAACAGTTAATACCTCAGTTAAGCACTGGCGTATCGTCATTGTTTAATCTCGGTCAAGGTTATTTAGCTGAAAGCCCACAAGAAGCAGCACAACGCTTTGTTAACCAACAACAAGCTCTGTTAGCACCCAGCAGAGAAGCACAGTTGGCAAATGTCCGTGGTCGCTTATTTGCTCGTGGTCGTGGTGGTTTAGGCGTACAGACAGGAACCGGAGGCGCTCCAACCTCTCCTGAGTTACAAGCCTACTTCAACGCACTAGCACAGCAAGACTTAGAACTCGCTGCTCGTGGACAGCAAGCTGGAATGGAGCAAGCACGATTTGGTGCTGGTTTGTTAACTGGGGCAACAGAGTTAGGTCGTCAGATTCCTGCAATTCAGGCTCAGTCCTTCCTACCGTTAGAGACCCAGTTAGGTCTTGCTCGTACGGTAGAAAGTCTTGGACAGCAACCCTTCCTGTTAAGTCAAGACTTAGCTGCGGCACAATCCGGTGCTGGTGCAAGAGCTGGTGGTATTTATCAAACTGGAATGCAATCAGCTATCGCAGCACAGCGTCAAGCAGATGCTTACAGTCCGTTAGGTTCGTTCCTAAGTGGTGCTGGCAGCGGTCTTGGTGGTATGTTTAGCGGCGGATTTGGTGGATTATTTGGAGGCAGATCAACGCCTTTCTTCGCTAGAGGTGGTAGCGAAGGCAGTTTAAGTTGGGGAGACTAAGATGGCAGAAATCGTAAGTAACTTATTTGGTATTGATCCTGCTGCTCTACAGCAGACTAGTGCCGTCATGGATGCAAATCAGGCTTATCGCTTTGCACAGTTAGATCCGTTTGAAAGAGCTAACATGGCTCTCTTTCAGGGCGGTGCTGGATTAGCTCGTGGAACAGCGCAGTTACTCGGCGGAGATGAGCAACTTAATCGTGCTACCGCACTGCGTCAATTATCGACACAGTTTGATTTGACTACTCCTGAAGGTTTACAGGGCTATGCTAGTGCTGCTGCTCGTATTGATCCCCGTGTTGGTGCATTAGCAGCATCCGAAGCAGAGCGTCGTCGTGGACAAGTACTAAGCGCTCAAAAGACTCAGCAAGAAATTGTTCGTGGTCAATTAAGCATGGCTCAAGAACAAAGACTTCGTGAGGAACTTGCTAATTTACCAGCAAATGCCTCTGACGAACAGATTATTGCAGTTGTGTCTAAATAT